GGCCAGCGCGCATCACACACCCAGCCCAGTACGGTAGGGCTGCAGCAGGTGCCGCGACCCCATGGGGATCTCGGCGACGGTCACGCCGGTGGCCACGTCCTCGCGATTGGCGAACAGGTGGCCCAGGATCAGCAGGCAGGCGGCCTGGATGGAAGGGTTCAGGATCATCGCGCAGGCCTTCATCTCGACCTCGGCGCGGGCATCGGCGAACGCCTTGGCGGCACGGTCACGCGCGCCCTGGCGGTCTTCGGGGTCAACCACCGCCTGAGCGGCAGCCACGGCCTGCTCATAGCGGATACGGGTGGAGCTGATCGCCGCCGGCACCTCGGCCACGGCGGCGTCCAGCGCAGCCTGATCAGCGTAGAACCGGCGCTGCATGAACCGGCTGGCTGAGTCCTCGGCCGCATCCAACAGGGCCTGGACCAGTTCTTGGTCCTCGGGCTCGGCCAGCAGGTGCTGCATAGCCAGCTCTATGCTGATCACGGACATCGCTTACTCCTGGGGCGGGTTGTCGTTCGGCTGGTCAGCGGGAGGCTGGTCAGTAGGCGGTTCATCCGCGGGAGGCTGATCGCCAGCGGCGGGCGGGGCGTCGTCGCCCGGCGGGGTGTCAGCAGCAGCCGGCGAGAGCGCGGCCAGGCGCTTGGCCAGCTCGGCTTCCGCCTCCTCCCGCTTGCCGATGAAGTCATCGACCCGTGCGCCCTGGGCGTCGACGATGATCCAGCGCTGTCCTTTCTTCTCCAGCCTCAAGGCGGCGGAAGCGTCAGGACCGGGCGGCACGCTCAGCGGGGTGCTGAGAGTCGAAGCGGAGCTGCCAGGTGCAGTAGCGCTGGCGGCCGGCTGCTTCTCGCCGCCGACTTCACCAACAATCTTGCACAGCTTCAGCTGCTCCAGCTCCTTGGCCAGCCAGACTGGCGCGGCGTAGGGCTCGTTGTCGACGTCCCGGATGGTGCCGCGGTCCTCGTAGGCACGCAGCGGCTTGATCAATAGATCGGACATGTCTCACCTCGAAGGGCCGGCAGCGCCAGCCCGTGCAGGGGGGTTAGGCCGCGGCGGCAGCGAGCTTGCCGGTGACGAAGGCTTCGGTCCGGTAGATGGCCAGAGCCAGGCGCTCTTCGGCGCGCAGGGTGACCATGTTGTTCTCGAAGTCCTTGTCGTTCTCGGTGGAGATCAGCACCTCGACGTCCATGCGGTCGAAGATCTGAGCGCCCAGCTTGAACGCACCGGTGAGGAAGTCGTTCTGCTTCATCGCCTGGGTGGCCACCACCGGACGGTTCCACAGGCGGGCAGCGGTGCCTTCCTGCGGTTGGCCGATGATGTAGCGGCTGACGTCGTCCTTGATCAGCTCGATCAGGGCCCAGTCGATGGGGTTCAGCACGATGCCATCCGAGGGGAACTCGGCCAGCTCGGCTTGCAGCAGCGCCAGGCGCAGGCGGTCGATGCGCTGCTCACCGGTCACGGTGACACCGCCGGGCGCGGCGTACTGAGCCGCCACCGGCACCAGGCCCTGCAGGTTGGCGCCGGCGCCGCTGCCGTACAGCAGCTGGGACTCTTCGGCCAGCAGCAGGCCGTAGCGGGCGCGGGCGTCGATGTAGCTCTGCAGGGCCTTGGCATCGTCCAGGATCTGGCGCGAGGCCTTGAATAGGTGGGCGATGGTGCGCACCGGCGCGTTGACCAGAGCGGTGGTGATGTCGGAGTACGGCTTGGCGCCGCCCTCGGCAACGGTTGCCGCGTTGTTGGTGAAGCCGGTCTCGCGAACGTACTCGATGGAGCCCGATTCGGTTTGGCCCGGAGCGACCAGGTCGCGGATGGTGGCGCGGCGCAGACCAGGCAGCGCGACGGTGTCCAGGCGTTCGGCCGGGGCCAGGCCGCCTGCGGTGGTGGTGGTGATGGCAGCGCGCGGCACGGACACACGGCGCGAGCCGCGGAACGAGGAATTGACGCCATCCATCTGCTCGCTGGCCACGAACAGCTCGCCGGCGGACTTGGGGGCCTCGGGGCGCTGAGTGGCGCTGTTGGCTGCGACCAGCTTCTGCTCGGCTTCGAGCACGCGGGCCTGCAGCTCGCCCTGCTTCATCAGCAGTTCGTCGACCTTGGCACGGGTCTCGGTGTTCATCTCGCCGTGGCGGGCGATTTCCTTGTTGCTGGTTTCCGCCTGGGATTTGATCTGATCGCCGATGCTCTTCAGGCTGGCATTCAGCTCGTTGTACTGCTTGTCGAAGTCGCTCATTGCGATGCTCCTTGGAGAGATTTGAGGATGTCGGATGCCGCGCTCAGAGAGGCGGTGAGGTCTGGCGCGACAGCGCTGGGCTTGTCGGTCGGGGCAGCGTCATGCGTGCCCCCGCCAGCAGCGCGCGGCGTGCTGGACTTGAAACTGGCGAAGAGCTCGCGCCGTTCGCTGCGGGTCATGCCCGCCTTGGCCAGGGCCACGTCCATGGCCTTGAGCGCGTTGCTCTGCTGGGTCTGCTCGTCCTGGCGCTCGGTGATCTCGTCCGAGGAAAGCAGGCCGGTGGCGAAACCCAGCTCCAGGGCGCGCTTGCCGCGGATGAAGGTCTCGTCATCCATCATCTCGCCGACGTCGGTGACCGGCTGGCCGCTGCCCTCGGCGTAGAGGTCGGCCATCGCGGCGTCGAACTCTTCCATGGTCCCGGCGATGTCGCGCAGGCCATGGCGGTTGCCGACGGCCAAGGTCCAGCAGTTGTGGATCATCAGGAAGGCGCTGCTGGCGACCTCCCGCTTGGCGCCGGCCATGTAGATGACCGAGGCGGCCGAAGCGGCCAGGCCGAGCACCTTGGTGGTGATGGGCTGGCTGTGCTCGCGCAGGCGGTTGTAGATGGCCAGGCCTTCGAACATGTCGCCGCCAGGCGAGTTGATGTAGACGGTGACCGCTTTGTCGCCGATTGAGCGCAGGGCCGCATCGATGCGGGAGACGGTCACGCCGTCGCCGTACCAGTCCTCGCCGATCACGCCGTAGATGGTGATGGTGTCGCTGGTGGACTCCACAGCCGCCTTGATGGCCGGGTTCCATTTGTCGAGCGCGCGCGGGCTCAGCTCGCAGCGAAAGCTGCCAGCCTTGGATTTGACTTGCATGAGTTACCCCTTGGAGTTTGCCGGTTGATCCAGCCAGTTCTGCAGAGCAGCCCTTGCGGCTTGCCCGTCGTCGCCCTGACCGAGCTTGTCGATCGGAGACAGGTTGGTTTGCACGGTGAGCACACCGGCGTTGCCGCCCATCCTGGGCAGGTTCTCCTTCATGCGGCACTCGTCGCGGGTGTAGATGCCGTTCTGCACCATCTGCGAATACAGGGTGGCGCGGCCGGCGCTGTCGGCGCGCAGCAGGCCCTCGATGGAAAATTCCGCGTAGGTCTGCCGGCGCTGGGACGGCGTAAGCAGGTTGCGGTTGATGCCCTCCTCGATCCGGCGCATGTAGCTGCGCAGCGTGAAAGTCAGGAAGCGCAGCAGCTTCTGCTCCAGGCCCGTGCCCCAGTTCGACGCCTTGTCGCTGTAGCCCACCATGGTCGGGTCGACCATGTAGAAGCGGCAGATCTCCTCAGCGCTGTACTCGCGCGACTCCAGCAGCTGGGCGTCGACAGGGTTGATGCCGATGACCTTGGCGCTGACGCCCTCCTCCAGCACCGGCGACTTGCCGGCGTTCATGGCGCCGCTGATGCGCTGGACGTAGTCCCGGAAATCATCACGCTGCTTCGGCGAGAGGGTCTTGTTCACCTCGAAGGCGACCGTCTGGTGCATGCCGTTCTTGAAGGTGGAGCCGGCCACGTCTTCCGCCGACATCGCCGCGCCGAAGACGTCGGCGCCGTAGGCAATGGGCGACAGGCCGATCTGGCCATCCAGCGAGAACGCCGGGATGTGCATCATGTCGCTGCCCGCGATGTCGCGCAGCTGACCGTTCTTTTCCCGGTACCGGTAGAGGATTTCGCCGCTGTCGGCGACGTCCAGGTCCATTCGGTTGGGCAGCAGGAACTCCAGCGCCACGATCCGGCCGCTGATGCGGACGATCTCGACGAAGGCATTGCCGCGCAGCAGCATCGAGGCGACCACCGCCTCCCAGAACTGCACCGCTGTCATGCGGCTGTTGGGGTTGGTGTTGATGATCCAGTGCAGGTCGTTGTCACTGGCTACCTTGCGGCCGCCGTCGGCCTGCCGCATGTAGAGGCCCAAGGGCAGCGTGGCGATCGTCTCGGAGATCAGCCGGACGCAGGACCAGCAGGCCGCCAGGCGCATCGCCTTGTTGACGGTGATGGTCTTGCCGGTAGCGGACGTGCTGCCGACCGTTTGGGCCCAGATCCCGCCGGCGCCACCGGATAACGACCGACCGACCCAGTCAATGATCGACGTCTGCGGCGCGGACACCGCGCTGCTGAGTACGGACAGGAGGGACTTAGCCACTGGTCAGCCCTCTTCGGATGAATGCCGCCGCGGCGAAGCACGAGGCAGCACCCGCGAGCAGCGCCCAGCCCAAGCCGAGCAGGATGAAAACGCCGGCCACGGCCAGGCCGAAGCCCAGCACTGCGATCAGCAGGTAGAGGATCGATGCGGTGCTCATTCGAATATGGGGTCCCGGATTGAATCCATGAATCGGTCCATGCCGCCGTCGCCGAGCGTGACCTTCGCCATTGCC